GTATAAAAGTTAGTCACCCCCCGGTAGGAGGTGTTCGCTAATATGCGATTCATGTAATGTAAATATTTGTTTTTAATAATATATACTAAACCTTCTACCAGGACCTGTCCACATTCTGAAGGAATGCTTCGGGTTTGGGAGACTTATGCCAAAGGGGCATTTGTTGTAACTGTAATAGAACCAACAGCTGCTACAGCAGCTACGGCTCCAGCGGCAGTAGTGTTTCCATCTAATGGAACACTAATACCGGTAGTTGTTGCGTTAGTCCTAAAAATAGTGCAAGAAAGCACTGGTACCAAAATAGTACCTTGTTCATTTGTAACCAATGGGATGGACTCAACGTTAGAAACTGCAATTTTACCATCAAGTGTATTCTTGATGTTTGGGGAAAAAGAAGCAATGACAAAGAGAGCGCGACCAGCCACTTCGTTCACAGAAGTAACTCCTGATAAATCAATAGTAACTTCATTTCCAGTAGGGAATGAGGAAACGGAACGAACGTTGCGGATGTCACACATAGGGGGAGGGCCAATCATAAAGAAATAGTTGAAATCATCACCAGCTGCCTCAAATATTGGTGAAGTCTGTGTCCTATTACTGGTACGATTACGGCAACGAATATTAGTTCTAACGTCTCCAAGGACAGGAGTTTGATTAGAACCAACAACGTCACATCGTATACCACGATAATAAGGAGTACGAACTTCAAAAGCATTTGAAACTTGTTGGTGTTGTTGGAAAATAGGTTGGCCATAAGATTCTTGAACAGCAACATCTTGCTGATCAACGGGACTTTCGTCGAAAGAGAGATAAGAATCTGCTACTACATTAGGAGTATAAGGAATAAGTTTCAATTGAGAAGAACCATTATAGAAACGGTAAAGAAATGAAGCCATATACCAAGGGGTAGGAAGAACTTTGTCGGAAAAATTAGTACGCGAAATGGTTCTCGCTCCACTAACGGGGTCTTCAGTCATATGCCGTGTGCGCAAACCAATATAGTTTTCTTGCTGAGAAAGATCAGCAACCCAACCATAACGCTTCACAAATGCACGCAAAGACTTAAAGTACTCGCCAGTGGTTTGAGCAGTAACATCTCGTGATGTATGAGAAGGAACAAGAAGATTTTCATCCTCAGGAACAAAGACTGTTCCGATATCGGATTGAGCATAACGGGATTGAAAACCTGGTGCCAAGTTCATCACTGGTCTCGCGATTTGGTAATCTTCACCGCCACTGTGAGCAACATAAAATGTTACAGACCCAGCAACAGTGGGAGGATTAGACAAATCAACGAGAGAGTAAAGAGCTAGACAACCAGTCTTAGTATCTAATGTTTTAGCATCGGGTCCAGGATTATCAGTATTAGAAGTTCTTTTATAAGTTTCACGCCAATCAGTGTTACTAATGTAAGGAACAGAAACACGGAAAGTGGTTCTGCCCATTTCATCTTGTCTATCTTTTAAATTGCAAACAACATTATAATTTGTATTCAATAACTCACCAAGGGTTGCAGGAACGTCAGCAATATTTGTTTCCGGAAGGAAAACAACAGCAAATCTTCCTTGGTGGTAAGGAGTCTTAACTACCATAATATCATAATTAATAGTTCCACGCCAAAGTGTACCCATCATACTTAAATAGGAGAAACTTCCTAAATACATAGTCTGGCTATCTTCAGTGTTTCCATATTGATATTGAGATAGAGGAGAAACTTCCCATGCCGTAATGAGTTTTCGAGCAGAAAATAATGTTGTTGCAGCAGTCTGAGAATGAAAGAAATTTGGTCGCCCAAAAATGTATTCAAAACTCATCTCATCCTTGCTTTCAGGAATGAAGGAAGATCCATCAATTCCGTTGTCTTGGAGGAGAGCCAATGTTGTTGCATCAT